TGACATCAAGCCTTCATCGGCTGAAAATATGATGCAGCAGTATGCAAGGATGGTAGGCAGGACAGGGGTTGAGGAACAGGTAGGAGTTGGAATAGAATGGACAAAGGGTTTGATCAGTCAGGTTGCAGGTGGGACAGTAGCAGGAGGTGGACTGATAGGCACATTGATTGGTCTGATACGTAGCCGTAATCGTAAGGCAAAGGCTTTGAATATTTTCAAAAGTGAGTTAACACCTGAAGAATTAGCCAAGACGAAGAAGGCTGCAGAGCATACAGGACTTGAAGCAGAGGTCGGATAAACTTTTAAAGTTATATTTTACGAGGAGGAAATTATGGGAAGTACAGGTTTTAGGAACATAGTAAGTGATAAGGATGATCACTTTACAGGTGCGTTGGCACAGAATGCTATAGAGAGCGAAAGTATTGACATGCCAAGTGACTGGGCTACGGCAGGTATAAACAAGTGCAGTATATCTGAATTAAGTTTTCAGGCAGACCAGACTGGTCTTGATATGGAATTAATATTCTGGTCAAATTCTGATTATGATGAATCTAATCTTGATGAGAGTAAGATTATAAACAGGGTTACGCTGGCTGCGTCTGATGGTAATACTATTGCAGGAACTGGTACTACTTATTACCCAAATCCGTTAGCTCAGAGTATAGAATATTATGACGAAGATCACACCAGTAAGATTCATGTTAGTTTAGTTAATCGTGATGCGACTGCTAAGAATGGTGGGGCTACAGGTGAGGTTGTGTTAAGGATGGGATGTACTCCATCATTTAGTTAAGCTGTTCATTAATAAATTATGGAACTATCTCCGGAAGCGATTAGACAAGCTAACGACTTCAATATGTTCTCTCAGTATATACATACATGGGAGAGTAGACAGTTTTTAAATATACCTGAAAAGACTATAGCATTATTCTTTGGCAATCAGAGGGGTAAGGGTGCTATGACCTGTATGGGTTACATACATAGGGTCATGGGTACTCATCCCATACCTGAACGTAATATAAATTACTTTGAATGTGCTAATGGTCATAAATTTAGTCCAAGTACCTGGCTTAACGGTTTAGAAATGCGTTATAAGGACGGATTATGCCCTAAGTGTCCGAGGGATAACCGTAAGGAAGTAAGGTTACATAAACGTGGTAACAAAATAATAAGATTTGCTGGTGACATACTCCCAGAGAGTGAGGGAGGCAAATCTGGTGAAGCTGACGGTTCTAAGGAAGTAAAGTCTGTACAGTATCTTGAATTTATGAAATGGTGTCCTCCATTCTTAATTCATAATCCTTTAACATCTAGAAAGAAACAGATAGGGCTATACGATCCATACGGTGGTGATGATATCATCTTTGAGTTCGTTTCCTATAAGATGCCAGTTGAATCAACGAGGGGGCATCAGAGAATTAGTATATGGGCTGACGAACTTGGTTCTGAGGGCTTTTATGACGAACAGAGACCCAGGCTTATGATCGAGAAGGGTGACTTCATCATCACCTATACTGTCACTGAGGACACGAAGAGTACTATATTGTTTGATCAGATTTACGATAGAGCTAAAGTTTACTATAGATCTCAGTTTATGCTAGATGAATATTATAAGAAGATATGTGGTGAGACTAAAGCTCAGATAGAGAGAACCAATAGTAATTATTCTATAGCTGTAATTGAATCAGCGTCAGATGACAATCCAGTGCTTAGTACGGAGAATGTTATTGAGTACCTGATGGAGTATCCTGATCCTGAAGTTCAGATGATGAGACGCTTCTGCGTATTTACACAGTTATCATCCAGGATATTTCCTCAGTTTGACTGGTCAGTACATTCAATTGACCTTAAAAAAGCTTTTGAGGAGGAGACTTCTAGGGATAAGGTGGTATTATGATAGATATCATACCCAGTCCCTGGACGCACTTTAGGACATGGGATTATCATAGTACTAATGTTAACCCTATTTTATTTCTATCGTTATCTCCGACAGATGAATGTTTTGTCTGGCATGAACTTAATATAGATCCCAAGAAGAATACTACTAAGATTATTGCCGAACAGATAGCTGATACATCCGGTGATTATAAGTTCAGGCTAGACCGTATAGATCCATTAGCAAATGAAAATCAGTCAAATACTAATACCACAGTTATTCAGGATCTGAATAAAGAGTTTAAAGAATTTAAAAAATCAGGTTTTGGTACTGGTGCTAGTTGGGAACCTTATGATACTAAATACTATGTTACTAAGAAAGGTTTTCTACGTGGAAGAGATAATATTAAGCAGAGACTTATTAATTCATCTTTAGTCAAGAAACCATTTAATAATAAGGTTAGAGATGAACATGGCTTTGAGAAAAGAATACCAACTTTATGGATATCCAGTAATTGCAGAGTTACCCTGAACTCCATATATAAATGGAGAGTTGAAAATGGTAAACCTTCTCAGAAATGGAGTCATCACTGTACTGCTTTAGAGGGTATTATGAAGGAAAAGAGGTTTAAGTATCAGGAAGTCTTCTATGAAGATGATATGGATATTCGTAGGCGTAAATATAAAGACAGGCGAATTAGTACTTACTTTAAAATATAGGAGATATTCATGCCAAAAGTTATCAAACAGGGTGCAATAAAAGATAAAGATTTTGAAGCAGAGTTTGATGTAAGAACTTTAGCTGATGCTGAAAAAATAAGAGCTGATGGCAAAAGGTTTCTTAAGGCACAGAAAGCTAGTAAAAAACTTATGAAAGAAAAGGCTGCTGAGGTAGCAGTTTTAAAGAAAATTTTAGGGAAATCTAATGGCATACAATAAAAATAAACCTGTTAAGGTTACTAAGAAGAGTCTGGTCGAAGATATTATAGTAAAACGGATACATGGTGAATATCTTACAGGTGAAAGTAATAACACAGATGATGATCGTGATTTTGAATTAGCTCTTGATATGTTTGATAATGTTAGAGGTGATAGGGATTACGACTGGCAGAGCAATATACCTATACCAGAGTTTCTTAATGCTATTCAAGGTCAGGCTGCAGATGATGCTAATGCATACTTTGCAAGGAAGGAGTTTGTGTCAGTTAATATTCAGTCTACAGACCCAGACAAGCAGGAAGCTGCGAGAGCTGCTAAGGATCTTATAGATAAAACTCTAAGCAGGACCAGTCTGGATTACTTCCAGAAGTATATGAGATTATCTATGACTAAGAACATAGGTGGTCGTAGTTATATACGTGCATGGTGGGAACAGGATTTAGAACCTAAAACTATTCAGGTAACACAGCAGACTATCCTTGAAAATGTAGATATAGCAGGTAATGAGAGGGTAAGTGATGAACAGGAACCTGCTGTTATAGAGGAAGAGGTAGATGAGGATGTTGTAGATGTTATACGTGACCAGTTTAATTTTGATGTTATAGATCCTAGGAATATTAGATACTCAGGTGAAACTGTGACTAATATCAGGAACAAGAACTGGATTGTACTTAGATATGATACAACTCTAGAAGATCTGGAAAAAGACGAAGAAAAGCTTGATTATATCAATCTAGATAGAATCAGGGGAATTAAGTTGTCCGGTGAAACTGAATTGAAGAAAAAAACTATAGACTTTGATTTAAGAGCCACTTCACCTAAACAGGATAATGATAGTACGCCAGTTAAGAACCTGATGATTATAGAGAGATGGGGAAAGGACTATGCCAAGGTAGTCAGCCGTGATATAAATGGTGATCCTGAAGAAGTTGATTATGGGTATGACGCTAATGGTGAAAAATTAAAAGATGCTGAATTAGTACATTTAGTACAGAATATAGCAGTATTAAATGGTGAAAGTTCTGAACAGATTTTAATTAGGCATATAATCAATCCTTACATAGACGCTAGGGGGGATAGATATATTCCTATTGCCAGAGGTCTATGTTATATACATCCAACTAATGATAGAGGATTTGGTGATGATGTTGGTAGTAGAGGACTACAGAAAGCTATTAATGATACTTTCGCTGCAACTACAGATAATACATTACTAGGTATGCTTAAGATTATAAAACAGCCAGAGGGGTTTGATGAAGAAGAAATGCCATTAAGGATAGCACCCATGGAAGTATGGCCATCTGGTACTGAGGTTGTTGATTTTCAAAATAACACTATGCCAGCTCTTAATATGATGAACTTATTAACTGAAAAGTTTAATGAAACTAATGCTAGGGATTCAGGTGTGCCAGTATTATCGTCTGCTGCTGCGACTACAGTTGCTAGAGCTGAAAAACAGGTTAATGTTCGTAGCCAGTATAAGAATCTAGTATTTGAAAATACTATGATGAATAATTTATACTGGATGATTGTGCAGATGTCTGGGCAGTTTATGTTAGCTGAAACTGCTATAGATATGTTAGGTGAAAATGTAGCTCTGGCATTTAATGCTGATCTTGATTATATTTATCATCCTATATCTGAATCAATAGATACTGACAGTACTAAGGGTGCTAAGATTGATAGGTTAAATACTACAATGGGATATGTTGTTAATTCTCAGAATCCTAATTCTTCAGCTGTTGTTAATAATATTCTTAAACAGATATTCAGATTACTGGGTAAGGAAGAGGAGGAAGCAACTAAAGGGTTATTTGATGAATCAGCACCTGTACAGGAACCAGCAGGTGGTGCTGGAGGAGCAGGTGCTGGAGAGTTATCAGCGGCACAATCGCCAGTTAACCAGTCAGGATTACCACAGCCAGGAGGTCAAATTCCAGGAGGTGGACCATAGAGGAGGAGATAAAGCAATTTAGATCTAGATTCTCTGGTATCCCTGATGGAATATTAAAATTACTGTTCGATAGTCCGGAGTTTCATGATTCCTTGAATCATAAGATAGGCAGGGAGTTAGTTTATGATATAGCATTTTTATTGTCCGAAGTAATTGTTAATCTACCAAATGATGTTTCGAGGGTAAGTTCCAAGGCTGAACTTGATAAGGGTAATGCTGAGTTGAAATTATGTAGAAATGTATTGATTAATATCTGTAGCACTGTTGATTCATGTGAAGACAAGTCCGAAAAATCTGGAATAAATATTTTCAGTTCAGATGAATGGAAAGTATATAGTCGGAAATGTGCTAACGATAGAATATTTAGCAAGGATAGAATCAGGGTTAATAACGGACAAAGTTTTGTTACGGCATATAAAAGTAGTATGGGGGTAGATGTTATATCTGAGGTAACTAAAAAAATAGATCTCGCATATGAAAAGATCTGGAAAGGTGAAGCAACTGTAGAGAGTATATATGTTCTTAATCTATATAGACTCGTTAGAGAATTATGGAATAAGAAGAAACGTGAGTATGTTAAGAATATTAATAGGATTAGAAATATAATTTATGGGGAGAAAAAATAATGGCCGAAACAGTCGGAAGTGAAAAAAGTCCTGAAGAGGAACTGAATGAAGCAGCAAACATTGATGATAATTCAGTTATTCCGGATGCAGCATCTGAAGAGAAGAGTGAGCAGACTTTAGAAATTGAAAGACTTAGAGATGAACTTACAGGTAAGCAGAATCAGATAAATAGGTATGATGGAGAGCGTAAAGATTTATCTGAGAAGATGAATATTTTAGAAACTCAGATAAATGAAATGTCTCAAAAACATGAAGAGGAAATTACTGATGATGATGAGTATGAACCTGTAACTAAAGCTGAATTAAAGGATTATAAATCTAAAGAAATTGAAAGGTTTCGGAATTTTCAAAATACGCAGGTAGAAGCAAATAGAAGGTATCTGGAAGAGTATAATAAATCTGTTGGTGAATCTTCTATGAGCGTTGATAACGATGATGTATTCAATGCTATATCTAGGGAGCATGACTTACTTGTCAGTACTCACTCAATGCCAGAATCTACAGGTAATGCCATAGTAGATGGTCGTATAGGCTGGAGTGAGGCTGAGAGATCATATTTAAGGAAGATGAACGCAGCAGGTAAGCAGATACCCTTTAATAAAACACCTTCAACTAAACCAGTTCAGCCAGGGTCTGGTAACCTTAACACTTCTACGGTTAAGACTTCACAGGCAATGCCTGAGATGTCAGCAGATGCACAGCAACTGATGGATGATTTAGGTGAGTCTGGTAATGCTGATTTTGCTAATAAGGCTCTGAATAAGCAATGAAGGTTATAACGATTACTGATAATATGGATCAGAATCAATTCAATAAACTGGCCAGAGCTGTTGGCATGTTGTCAGATGCTATAATCAATGAACATTGGGGTTCCTTTGAATTTAAGATGGAAGCTGGTAATTTACTACCACATGTTCCGGTAAAGGAATCTAGAGAGTTATATAAAAGGAGTAGTAACAGTGACAGAACCAAGGAGACTAGGAAGACCGAGTCGCAGAAGCAGGTCGGTAAGCAGAACTATACCCTTACCAGGTGATGGTGGAGAGTATGGTAACTGGTACGCTTGCTGGTTTTGTGGTATGCACTGTAATGATGTAACGGATTTTCTGGATGATGGAGCTTCTAAGATGCATACAACCTATCAGGATTTCACAACTGTAAGTACGCTTCAGCGTGGCGTACAGTTAAGATTAGGTGATCCCACATTTTTTCAGCGTAATACATATGTGGTGAAACGAGGAGCAGACGGAAATCATCAAACGGTGGTTCACCTTCGTAAGATTGTGGATACTAAAGGATGTCCAGGATGCGGAAATTTAAACTGGCGTGGTGATTATTAATCATACGTTTCAATTTAGTTTCACGTTTTGTTTTTATTTTTGTTAGAAAGTTTTAACAGGAGGATTTTATTATGGAAGTAGTAGACACTGGATCGTTAGCGGTTCAGAGAATCTGGGCCCCTGTTGATGCTGTTGATATATATCGTGTTGGTATGTTAGTTGGATGGGAAGCTGGAGCTTATGATGGTATTGTAAATGCAGGAGCAGCTGGAGCTGGACCCGATGCAACAACTAAGATATGCGGTATTATAGAAGCGGTTGATGAACGTGACCCTACGCATGTTAGTAACACAACAGCTGTAGGTAATCAGGTAACTGGTGTTGTTACGGCAGCAGCTCAGGAAGCAAGGGAATTAGGTTTTAGTTCGGATAGGGGTTCCTGGATTTATGGTGATAAGTCAGTACATGTAAAGGTTGCTTTACTTACCCCCTGGACAAAGGTAAAGGTTCCGTTATTTAATGCAGCATACGGAACTGCACCTACTTTACTTACCAATACTGTAGCTGACGCTACAGGGATTTCTGGTACAGTAACAAATGCTTGTGACTTAACACCTGTTGCAAATACATGTAGTATGTACTGTAGAACAGGGCTAAGTGCAGGTCAACAGAGAGTAACGGATGATACAAGTACAACTACACCTACAAATGATCAGGCATTCAGTAAAGGTACTGCTATTGGCGATACATTCGTCAGAGTACCTGGTAGAACATTCGGAGAATCTGCACTGGCAACAGATGCAGAAGCTCTGTATTTTGACGTTGCACAAACATCTGCAGACAATCACTGGATTTTCAATGTCTTGGAGATGAACCTTCAAAATGCTGGGGAAGAGCATGTAATCGGATTTTTTGACTATCAGCACTTTGACTGATGTTGAGTAGTTTTTAAAAGGAGAAACAGATGAATCATTCAGATGAATTTATTAAACTACTTGAAGCTAAGATGAGACAGGTAGTCGAAGAAGAAGCACATTACGCTGATATCGAATCAATGATCCCTAAGATTTTTGGTTCAGGTAAATCCGATAGAGCTTTTGAAGAGTACATGGCTATTTCTGGTGTTAGGGACGCATACGCTTGGTCTGGTAAGTTTATAACACAGAAGCAGTATCCTGGATACACTTCAAAGGTTATCTTTCAGAGGTTTGCTAACAGGCTGGAAATTGATCCTGCTCTTATAGAGGATAAACAGTATCCTGTTATGATGCAGCAAGCAAGGGATCTGAGAAATTCTTACGATAGGAAGAAAGAAAAGATGGGTGTAAACATTTTCGCTAATGCTACATCTGCCGCATTCGACTTCCAGGAATCTGAAGAAGGTTTGTCATGGGCTAACTCAGCACATACAACCAAGGTTCCAAGCGTAAGTACAACTTCAGGTTTTAGTAACACAGGTACATCAGCTCTTGATCCTACAAGTTTAGCAGCTGCGAGAATCAGTCTGCAAAGACTAAGAGACTCTATGGGTAACCTTATTGGCTCTAGGGATAAGCTGGCAATAGTAGCACCTATTACGTTAAGTGACACTATTAACGAAATAATTGGAACTGATAAGGGACTGTATACTGATGAAGGTACTATAAATGTACATAAAGGTCAGTACTCTTCTATTCCATGGGTATTACTAGATGAAACATCAACGACTGACTGGTCATTGATTAGGGTTAATCAGACAAAGAGAGATCTTTTATGGTTTGATAGAATCGATCCAAAATACTTGGTTCATATAGACAAGGATACACTGTCTAATGTTCATAGTATTCATGGTAGGTTCGGTTACCTATTTAAAGACTGGCGTTGGGGTTATCATAACAACGTATCGTAGTAGCGTAAAGCTAATTTACTTTTTAGTGCAGGGGGTGTCGCATCTGCTGGATTAGACCCAAAAACACGCACATAATTTAAAGGAGAATTAATTATGACAGCAGGAAGATTTCCATATAATCATGGTGGTGTTCGTGAAGTAACTCCAGCACTCCATGATATAGGTGGTAGACCAGTTTACGGTAATGTGTACTTTGTTGACTCCGGTAACGGCAATGCAGGTACAACTACTAGTGACGGTCAAAAGAGGCAACCATTTAGCACGATTGACGCAGCTATTAATGTCTGCACTGCTAATAATGGTGATGTAATTTATGTGGCACCTGGACACGCAGAAACTATTACTACTGCGAGTCAGATAGATGCTGATGTAGCTGGTATTTCAATTATAGGTTGTGGTAACGGTTCTAATAAACCAACACTGACTTATACTATCGCAGCTGGTGAATTTGCCGTAGGTGCTGATAATGTACATATTGAGAATATCAGGTTTGTATCATCTGTAACAGCTGTTCTCAAGGGGATTGACATTGAAGATGGTGTAGATTACTGCACAATCAAGAACTGTGAATTCATGGTAGATTCAGCAAATACAGATGAGTTTAACGCTGTTATATCTCTTACTAATAATAACACTGGTTGTGTTATTGAAGGTTGTACAATAGATATGGCACTTGGTGGATCTGTTGCAGCTATCCATATGGATGCTGATACAGCGAATACTGTTATTAAAAATAACAGGATTCATGGTGACTATTCTACTGCATGTATAGCAGGTGATTCTACGCTTTCAACTGAGATTCTTATTCAGGGTAATATACTACAGAATGGTGATACAGGTGGTATTGGCACTGAGCCATGCATAGAGTTACTAACAGGAACTACTGGTCTTGTAATCGGTAATTTCCTGATGTGTAATGTAGCATCTGATAATGCTGCTTTAGTTGGTGACGCTGTAGTTAACTTTGCTAATGAGTATTCAGAAACAGTTGGTGCTGGTGTCGGTATTGGCACAACTACTACTACAGTAAACACATAAACAGTTTTACTTTTTTAATGGGGCTAGGTGCTTTTTCTAGCCTAGCCCTACTTTTAATCTTTAAGGAGACAATTCAATGAAGAGTGTATTTGGTAAACCGGACCGAAAAGGTCAAGCAGAAGATGGTATGATTCGTTCTGAATATCCAGCCTGGATGATGGACAATCAAATTAATGAATTAGGCGAAGAGATGGATACTCTGGAAAGAGATCTGGAGGGTGGTTATATACCATCTGATAATATTTTTGACGCTAAAGCAGCATTGAAGAATATGCAGGATAGGCTAGATGGAATAGTTATATCCAGACCAGAATATTCACGGCATGAACAGAACTTAATGCTGGATGAATTAAAAAGATTAGATAAAGAGGTATCAGAAACTCTATATTCAAGATATGATCAGCTAAAAGGAAAGGGTTCTATAGCTAGGCCACAACAGGAAGCTGATTTGAATGACAAGCCCTGTATTAAGCTTGACCCAGTCATTGCTGAGGCATTCAATGTATCTAATATAACTGATGATGGTAGAGTTTCTAGGAATGCAGCAGATAGAGTAAGAAAAATTATGTATCATTATTTTAATATGGGTTCTGCCAGTAGGGAACTTATAAGGTCTGAAAATAATTCAGGTCGTTCTAAACCGATGGTAGGTTATACTAATGAAGTTTTCGCTAAAGCTCATGAGAGGATTTTTGGTAAGAAGAAGATGACTAGTAATATGGATGAAAGTGATATTATGTCACGCTCTAATAGAAGACCTATGATATCAAGACAGCCTGTGTCGGAAACTACTTATACTAAGGAAGAACTTAAGACCAAGCTTGGGGTCCTTGAAAAACAACTTGGGGCCATAGAAAATGTTCAGGAAAGTGAAGTGTTCACTAAAGATGAACATCCTGAAAATGTGAACAAAACTGTGAAAAAGAAACGTATGTTTAAACCCTGGAAATGTGATGAACTTGATTGTGATTTTGAAGGTACAACAGCACAGAAGGGTATACATATCATGAATCATAAAAAAGCTAACAAGAAGGCCGAGGAATTAACCGGAGCTAGATAAGGAAGGAAAGCTGTATGGACGGAAAGTTAATGGCTTATGAGTTGCGTCAGCTTCTCAATGAAGAAGCTGGGTCTAATCAGTTGGATGACTTTACAACCTTTAATCTACTTAATAAAGGTATGGCAAGGTTGAACTGTAGAATTAGGCATGTAACAAAGGACCAATCAATAACAACTGTAGCAGATCAGACTGATTACACACTTAATGCTGATTTTATTAATCTGTACAGGAAAGATGCGTATGGTTACAGAATTATAAAGTATTCTGATGGTACGACTATGCATAATCTCAGGCTAACTGACGAAGATGCTAAGTTTCGTAATCAGACTAATGAGACAGTAACATCTGTATCTATTCCTGAATCCTTTTCACTTGTTGATGATAAAACATTAGATAGTCAGGTAACTGGCACAGCAACGTCTACGGTAGCGAAGACGGCTGGAAAGTCAACCTTAAATGATTCTGCTGGTGACTTTTCAGATGTGTCACCTCATGATGTAGTACATAATACTACAGATGGTAGCTTTGGTAAAGTGATATCGAAGACATCGTCTACGGTTCTGGTGGTAGCTCTGTTTAATGGAACTAATAACGACTGGACATCTGGTGACGCATATGTAATACAGCCAGGGGGTAGGTATAAAATAGTATTAGATCCTCCTCCGAGTACAGGATCAGAAACTATTACTGTGCCGTATATAGCAAGACCAGCACCTGTATATTCTGATTATGATATGATTAGGATCCCAGATATATATCAGGAAGCATTAATATATTTTGCAGCAGGATTTTACAAGTACAGGGATGGTGAGGCAAGTTTTGCTAATGTATGGTTTACTACTGCTGAAGAGGCTGTAAAAAGAATGGTTGGTGATTCTATTAAAGCATTACATAAGAGAAGAGTTGCTGTTAATATGAAGAGAAGGCAGAGGAATATTTAACCTATGGCAAAAAACAAAACTGATGATTTAATACCATTTAACTTTTCATTAACTGGAAGATGTATAAAGAGTCTTGATCAGATGAAACTGGAATTCGTTTCAGAGGATCAAGCGTCTGTTGTTAGTGATAATTTTTCTTCACTGAAGAATATTAAATATACTGACAACGGTGTAACTGGTGTGACTGGTGGTATGAGCAAGATTAATACTACGGCTATTACTTCGCATCCTAAGATTCAAACAATGTATCAATTTAAAAAGGTTCAGCCAGCTGAAACACATGTTCTGGTTCAGTCTGAAAATGCTGGTGAAACGGAATCAAAGATATTCCAGAATACTACAGCGATTCCTTCTCAAGGTGATTTTTCAGGAACGGCTCTGCATACTGATGCTTCTGGTTCTGGTATAGGAAGGTTCTCGGATGCTCCGGATGAACATGTTGCCTACTGTAATAGCTCTGAAACTCTGGTATGGGGTGGTGATGAGACGAGAGTATCCAACTTTACCATATTTGATCCTAACGGTACATTTCTTTATGATTATACTGAACAGGTACAGAATACTTTATCTGATTCCAATAATGTAGCTACACTTAAGCAGGTATCTGGTATAGGTTCAGAAACTAAACTATTACTTCACTGTGACGGTTCAGATGCTTCAACGACAATAACTGATAGTTCACCAATATCACCTCATACTGTAACTGCTGTAGCTAACTCACAACTTGATACAGCTAAAAAGAAATTTGGTACTGCCGGATTACTTGGAGATGGGACAGGTGACTGGAATACTATTCCTACGGATTCTGATTTTAATCTTGCTGGTGGAGTCTGGACATATGAGCAATGGCTCAGAGCTGCAAGCTTATCAGCTGATATAGGGTTATATTCACAGGCTGTTAGTACCAGAACTGGTGATTATATCTGGATGTATGTAGATACAGACGGTGCTGTTAACCTTAAAATACAGGAAGGTACTACTGCTGCAACAGGGACAGTTACTCTTGATTCAGGTGCGGCAGGTTCTGTTGATGGTATTACAGTAAACAGCGTTCAGGTAATGTCAGGAGCAGAATCATTTGATACTGATTTAAATACAACAGCAACAGCAGTAGCTGCGAATATAACAGCACATACCAGCAGTCCTAATTATACTGCTGCAGCTGTTGGTGCTACAATTACTATAACATCAGCAATCAAGGGAGATCATGTAAATAGTTATGTTGTTGCCAGTAGTGTTACTACTATAGCATCTACTGATGTTAACATGGCTTCAGGTGCGAATACTACAGTACTAAGTCTTGCTACACCTAATTCTACTATAACTACATCTGCTTCAGTTTTCACTCATATACGTATAGTTGAGAATGCTAATGATTATTATATATTTGTAAATGGTGTGCAGAAGGCATTTACAACCAGCACAGTAAGACCAGCGAATAATTCTGCATATAACTCACTTGTTTATATAGGTGCTACACATAATGGTACGGTTACAACTAAATCCTATAACGGAACTTTTGATGAGGTAAGGCTTACAAACTCTGCGTTATCTACATCAAATTTTGATGTTCCTGTTTCAGCATACACTGCTGCTACGGCTGATGTAAATATGAGAGTAGGCAATACTATGCCTGTTGATGGTTTTAAATTTACTGTATCAAATGCTAATACTTCTACAGGGACAATGGCTGTTTTTTACTGGAGTTCAACTGGAGCATGGACTGCTGTAACTAACTTAACAGATAATACATCAGCTGGTGGTATACCACTGGCTCAGTCTGGTACGGTTACATTTGACTCTACAGCTAATATTGCTAAACAGAAGATGATTGACGGTATTTTAGGTTTCTGGTTCAGGATTGAAATAGATGATGCTGATACTGCTACTGCTATATCAAATGTAACTATAAGTGAACCGTTTCAAGCTATACAGGATTTCTGGGACGGTGAATTTAGAACAGCGTTCTCAGTACAGTTATTAGAAGATAGTATAAACAAGGATAATACTATTAATGTATTTGAAGATTCATTTACATTTGATGCAACTACTCAGGGTAATGTTTCTACTTATATGATAATGGACGATTTATTAGCAA